CCAATATTAGTAACCGCCCACTCACCAGAGATTTTAGTTTTTGCAGCTTCCATTGCGCTTTCAATTGGCGATCCATCTGCCACGGCATTTTTAACCAATCTATTGTATTGATCTTCTAACTCAAGAGGCACTACAATATCTGATTTTAGGAAGTCGAACCCTGGCTGGTCTGTAAGATCAGATTTTAAAGACTTCAACCCACCCTCAACATCTTTCTTTGACCGATCTAAGACTTGAATTCTTGACAATCTATCAAGGTTGGAATATTTACTTACTTCATCCAAAGCATATTTTACCGCTTTTTCGGGCGGAATCCCTGCATCAATTCCCGACTTCATTTGGTAAGCTAGTTTTAAATCTTCGTCTTTAAATTGACGATCAAGTAGGGGTCTTTCACTAATTAAATCTAAAATAACAGAAGCCGCTTGGACTTGTTGCTGTGGATTTCCTTGGGTCAATCGCCCTATCCAAATATTTTTCATTGGGGTTGGGATTATCCCTTGTTTTACAGCAATATCAAAACCAGTTTGTTCAATTTGTTGTGGGTTTTTCCCAGCGAATCTTGAAAATTCTGAATCAATGTAATTCTGGTGCTTACTATTATTGGGGTCGAGATATGTTGAGCCGCTAGCAACAGAATTAAATACCATTCTTTCCGCTAGTTCTTTTTGTTTCTCTTTGATTATTGTTGTTTGTTTCTCTCTTTCCCGGATGACATCTTTAATGTCAATCAGGCCAGAATTTAAGCCAACTTGCAGGGTTTCCTCTAGGTCTTTTTTAGCAGCGGCAGCGTTGCCGCCACTAGAAAGCCTAGTGTTAATTTCATAAATTCCCTCATAAACCTTTTGTTGTCCATACTCTCTTTTTTTGTTTGAAAGCTCAACCGCAAGAGCATCATCAAACTCAATCGAGTTTGCAAGAGCTTGTTGGTTTATTAAGCCAACCAATTCAGGATTATCTTTGAATTGTTCAGATTGTTGCTCAATAAATTTATTCCTATTTTCTAAGAAAGATTTATGAACAAGATTAGCCTTATTAATGTCGGCCGAGGGAGTGTCTTTGAACGCACGTTTGGCTTCATTCTCGAACTTTGAAAGTTGGGTTTTAAAGCCTAGAACTTTAGCAGCGTTTAATGCTTTTTCTTCTTGTCTCCTCTCTTGCTCAAGTTGAAGAGCGACATTCTCTACATCAGAGCCAAGCTTAGAAATTGCTTGCGGTATGGCTTGTCCAAAAGACAAATTAACATCCGAAGCCCCTGTTTCAGTTGTTGGTCTTTGTATAATGCCGGGACTTTTTGGAATTGATACCATAATTAAATTCCTTTAAATGATGAATATGACTGTGCAGCAGATCCAACCGCTCCAATTAAAGAACCCGTTAAAACTTCCCTTCCTTCTCTTCTAGCCTCGACTGCTCCGCTTCTAATAGCTGAAGCCCTCGCCCTTCCAGCCGCCCTTATGTTCTCCGCCGAAATCTTTTTATCTTCGTTTGTCTTCCGAAAAATATCTAAGAGGCTGCCTTCAGATTCTACCCCGCTAACGGCGGCAGTAAGACGCTGATCTCCCATAAGTTGATCAAATTGCTTTTCTGCCTGAAGCGCGTCAAATTCCGCTGCCTCTTCTTCAAGTCTCGCTTGAGCGTCTAAGATTCTCGCTTGTTTTTTTAGAGCTTTTTTTCTTTTTGCGCCACTATAAATATCGGCACCAATCTTGCTGACGGCGGCAGCAGCAAATACAACAGGTAGAACCATAAATTAATAATCGTTTAAACTTAAATAATAAGTAATGCTTCTAACATTTAAAGGTTGCGGCTCTTCCTGCAGGAGAGTTAGAGTGCAAGCAGTATCCCAATCGGATGAAAAATCAACCTTAACATTCCCGTCAAGTAACGCGGGAGCTTGATTCATATTATCAACTAAGCTTCTAGCGTCTAATGTCAATTCTTTTCCTCTTGAATCAAGAAGCTTGCCAGCTCTTGAATTGTAGAAATCAATTAATACTCTGTCAATCCTTCTTAATTTACCCTGCGAAGATCCAAGGATTCCTTCCAGTCTATTAACTTCAAGTGGCATAGATTTGCGAGTTGAGACATATTTTAAACCAGCGTGGATAATAGAGTTAAATGAATCGAAGGCCACTGTTCCAGTTTGACTCACTATTTTATCTGGTATTGTGGCACCATCGCCCATAATACTAACTGTTTGACCGATTAAGTGATTAAGGCCGCCGATTCCATCAACAGCAACAGCCCATTTTCCAGCTAATAAGTTCGCAGAAGTAAAGCTTTCGATTATACTTATTTCAACTACAGTGGGGTTGATGTATGCAATAATTGCGGCTCTACCTGTGCCGCCACCAACCTCATGAATTTGATTACCAACATCACCGGCTGAAAAAATAGAGGTTCCTGATGTGGCTGTCGTAACAAATGGTTGCGTGATTAACATTTCATCGTTTTGGGTTATGAGAGAAAAACCATCTTGAGTAACTAATGCGAACTCCCCAGTTCCTGAACTTAAACTTAAAGTAGTTTGTTTCGTTCCGTTGTAAGTGAGGCCGCTATCAACAAAAAAACTGGCTAAATTTGAATAATCAAAAGTCGGCTCTAAAACCTCAATATATCTTTTTACAACTCCACCAATCGTTCTTTTGATGATGAAATAAACTTCATCGTAATTGGAGGCGGAAGGAATGGAAGCGATAGACTCGTAAGAGCCTTGCGTTGTCATTCTACTCCAAGCCAGAACCTCTTGTTCGGCTTCATAAACACAATTTGCTATCTGGCCATCCGCCCGGATTCCAAAAATTGTTGAGATTGGATTCATTTGGTAGGCAAACTGCCTAATGCCTGAACCTGTAATATGATCACTTTTAATTGAAATATCCGTACCAACTAATTTATCTTTTGACGCGCTATAACCCAATCCTCTAATTTTCTGGTCGCCTCTTTGGAGATAAAAGGCCGAATCATCAGCGTAAACAGGAGGAAGGTCGGAGGCTCCAAAAGAAATTTGTTTCTTAGCTCCAAAATCTAAGCTTGAAATTCCCGCGCCATTAGCGGAGGGCTTGGCTAACCAAATTGACTCAGCCGTTCCAATGTATAAGTCTGTGTCTGAAAACAGCCACAAGATAGAATCGTTTGATGTTGCTGCAATAGTTCTGTTGAAAGCGTCATCAGCGAGAGTGCCTGTTTTAAAGTTTTCAAAATCTCCACTTTTAGAGAACCAGATTTTCTGCGTTGCGTTTAGATTTCCAGCAAAACATAATCTTTGCTCGTGAAAGGTAATCGCTCTAGGGAAGGATCTAGCTAAACTAAATTCACCTTCCGACCAAGTAAATTTTGCTATGGCTTGGAGCGATGCGGGGATTGCCTCTTGATTTGTACAAGTAACCACTGTTGAGCTTGTAAAGCCAGTGATCTTAAGGTAAGCAATATCGTTACCCTCCCTTACTTTCCACAATCCGCCAACATGAGTTGTAAGAAAAGGAGTGTGTCCTCCTGAAGCGGTGAGTGTTGTTGTTCCGCCTTTCGTGTAAGTTCCAGTGATTGTGACTAAGTTAGTTGATACAACGTTTTCATCAACATAGGGGCCAAACAAGAGGTTAGCTGCCCCAAAAGTCCAATTATTATTAGCTAGGCGGATTAGTTTAAATATCCCCCTTAAGGGGTGGATCATGTAAATCACATCGTCTTTTTGGACAAAACGGATTTTAGCTAAGTCACTCTCAATAAAAGTGTTAGCTAACTCATAAATTGAGCCTCCGCCGGTTAGAACTATGGCTTGATTTGAGAAAAACCGAAAATAGCCAGCTCCCATCTCAATAATAAGATTCTGGGAAATGTTGAATGAAAAAGGGATGATTCTAGTTTGCTTTGTGCTGTCTTTTACTTCGTAGACAAACCTTGTACCCTTTCTCCTGAAAAGCCATCCTTGAGGATGAGCGGAGAAATTCTCAAGAATCTGAGAACCGTTATTATACGGAGCGTAGTCCGTTCTTCCAATTATACTTGGGCTTAATTCACCAGCATTAAAATTTGTTTGAAGCTGTGAAGTTCTTGGCATTACGCAACTGATTCAAATGTTAAATTATTTGATAAAGATCTCAAGCGAGCATTAGTCCAATTTGAATCTTGGATTGGCAACTCATTATCATCCTGACTATTTTGATTCTTAGCCTCTTCAAGAGCCAAAAGGTATTCTTTGTAGAGTTTATCGGTCAAGTTAGCTTGAGAGGTGAGGGTAAAGGCTATTTCATAAGCTATCCTTAATACCAAGACATTAATAAATAATGCGTCATAAAGGTTGGGATCAGTTACTCTTCCGATGTATTTTAAGTTAATTTCATTAACGTTAGTAACTAAGAGCCTTCTTTCTATTTTGAAAGCAGCATTATTTTCAACCGAGATTATTTTAATCACAGGAGGCAGGGTGGGAAGAATGAACCCATTAGCCCATTCCCCATTCGCAGTGTAAGAAATATCCTTGTTAAGGGATTGTCTAGTAACTGCAAAATTCCACTCTGCCTGCCTTAAAATCTCATTCAACATCGCATCATAAACAGCCTTACAAACAGTTCCTTGGGTGCTCTCATCAGTGTCAATGTCTCTGATGGTAGCTTTACCAATTTTTATTAAAGCTCTGTTGCAGATGTCAGTTTTTGAAGTCATTTTCTAAATTAGTTAGTAAACTCGATTTTAAAAGATACAGTTCCTGCCGCGGTGCCAATGGTAATGGCAGTTAAAACGATGTCTAAAGTAGTATCTGGATCAGCAGTTAAACCAGCCAACTCCCAAAGTTCTTTTGTAAAGTTGTCAACTGATACATCTTTCAAGCCGTCAAGCCCAAAGGTGCTAGCAGTTGCAAAAGTTAGAGCGTCAGCCAGAGCATTATCATCAATAACAGCCCCAAGGCCAGAGGTGCTTGGTGACCTAGCGACTCCCAGATTGAAATCAGTGCCACCAGTAATTGCGGTGCAACCGATTTTAATCTCTTTTAATACTGAATTGCTTGGTAATCTTGCAACTCTAAAAGTTGAAGTATCATCATCGCCAGCAGCAATAGCCACTTTAGCAGCAATGTATTGAACTTTTGAGCCGTTAATTTTAGCGGGTGATGCAACTGGAATGGCTAACGCCGCCCCAGCTAAGTTTAGTAATTCGTTACTATTAACAATAGCCATATTATTTATATATTTGAGTTATTAAATTAGTCTTTTTTGCAAATGATTTTAACCACTTTTTCGTCTTCAACGCGAGTGCAGCCCATATTCATTTCGACATACACTTGAGTTAAATATTTTAAGTCAGGTCTTTCATCAATTCTACTTACAATGCTATTGCCCGGATTGCCCATGCCTAAAGCAAGTTCAGTCATTAGAATTACATCTCTATTTGTGTTAACGGCAGAATCTAATAACTCCTCAGTTCTAATAAAGTTAATACCAGCCCATGTGCCGATAATACCTTTGTCAAGAACTTGGCCGTTAGTAAAATCTCTATTAATAGCTTTGTCATCTTTCATTAAGGCGTTTTCCTCTTCGGCAGATAAAAAGCAATAGATTTTTTCGTTAGGCTGCACTTGGTTTTTCCTTAAGATTTTAAGGCCAGTAAGAAGTTTATTAGTGGTTAAGGATACTGCCGTGCCAGCGGTATCTGTGCCATAAGAACCATCGGCGAATACAGTTTGTTTAGCATCGTTAAAAGCAACAACAGTAGATCCGTCTTTACCCTCAAACGCACTGCCAGTCGCAGCGGCAATAATAAGTTGATCTTTCTTGCGATTAATTGCGTATTTGAGAGATAGCATGTAATCAGAAGACAAGCCACTAATCATTGATCTGTCTGCGTCATATTTATCAACTCTTAATGCTTGATCGAAAGTATCAAAAGACAATTTCCTCTTTGTGTGCAGAGCATCGGCAAAAGTCGTAGGTTGGTAAATAGAGGTTTTTTTGTTTAAAGAAACAGTGCCAAGCTTGTCAAAATAGAAAGCTTCGCCATTAAAGGTTTCTTTACGCATAATGGCGGTTTCTAAATAAGAAACTTCTTGTTGAACCGCATGAATAATACTGTCCTTAAATACTTGGACATGCATTTGATTTGTTGAAATAGTCATATTGTTTTTTTTGAATTAATTAAAAGAAATAATAAAGATAAATCTTCATTGCTCCCCTCATTGCATTCAAAGACCCTATGGCTACCTTCTACTTA